ATTTTAACTTATGGCTAATGTTCATAGCCCGTCTGGCCAGCCAGGCACCGTCAAAACGGATGGACCCAGTTGGGGTACCAAACAACCGAGGAATTCTTCGGAAAAGGCTTTTTCAAGTCTTCCTGAGGTCTACAAGGCCTCTTTCTTCAAATCTGAAGAACTTACTGAAAAACAAATTTCAGCTAGGATTAACCTTAATCCTATCATTAGCTTATGTTTAAAGCTTTCTACTATTGATATCAATAGTAATGGAACTGGTTGTTCCGAGTTTCGAGGTGAAACTAATAGGCTCTATAAAATGATAGGGCGTAAACTGGGTAGACCAGCTTTTTTAAGAATGTATCATTCTTCCTCTCAACAATATGATTTTGTTGAAGATTGTTGGATTGCCAACATGCATACAGTCCTTCTTAATCAGGACTTTAATCCTGTTAAATTTGACAGGAAGCTTTTTAGGGCCATTAGGTCCTATAAAATTTGGTTTGTCAAATTCTTTTTTGCAGGAAAACTGCAAACTTATTATCAAAAAATTGATAAAAGGAGGAAAGTAATTTTCCTACCGCTTAATTTTGAGCGTGGTCTTAAGTCTCTTAAGAATTTTGCAGGCTATCTGCAATGGTTTGCAACAAGTGATTGCAAAGAAGTTAATAAACTTCCTCCAGATATTCCTTTCTGGAGAGGCTGGAACTCTAGTTCCAAGAGGTTCGAACAAACTTGGTTCGATGGCCACTTATTAAAGTGGAAGTACCCATTCGACATGATTGGGAAGGGTCTAAGTGACGCTGAAATATCGAATCTAGCTCAGATTCGTACTTTTGGTAGAGCTCTACCATGTCCTACAAAGAAAATGTGTAGGCTTGCTCTTGAAGAGCAAGTTTCAATTCTTTCTAAAGAATTTAAAACTCCGGAAAATGTTCTCCGGACTGTGAAACATTTTTCACGTCAGCTTGGTTCCAAGCTTGGAATAAGGGAAATGCCCTTATCTACTCATGTTTCCGTGAGTACCTCTGGATGTTTCGAGAGGTCCCAAAAGGAATTTGGGATTGCCGGAGAAGTCTCCAGCTGGATCCAAAAATTGGATATCCCTATTAATCAGTTTAGGGTTCGTCCGAGCATACTTTTGCCCGGTAACTTCCCAATAGATTTTTGGGATTTAATTATGGATAACCATAATTTCAGTCTTGTTGACTGTTATGGGGAAAATCTTTTCCCAAGAACAAAAGGTTATTACCTTTTTCTTCAAGAAGAGACTACTCTTCTCTCCATACTTTATGGAGGTCTTGGATCAACTGCCAAGAGAGACTTTACAAAAAGTCTAATTGGTCAAAAGACCCTTCCCCCAGAACTTGGGAAGATTATGTTGATGCTAGCATCAATTGAAAGTCTTAAACAAGGCTATTTCGTCAGTGATATTGACGATTCACAAGAACATCCTTTCTTGTTCTTAGAAACAAACGAAGTTTCTATTCCGATGTTTAAAGCATCGCAGATGAGATATCATCTATTGTACCAGCCTACGCTGGTTCCAAAAACCAAACTTACATGTTTGGCAGAACCGGGTGCTAAGACTCGGCCACTTGGTAAAAACCAAGCCTGGTTCACTATTGTGACCAGGGCCATGAGATTCATGGCAGAACCCATCATAGCCCGTGATGGGAGAGCCAGAATTGGCTTACGTTCCACAAACAAAATGTGGAGTTTCCTTAAGTATATTAAGGCAAGAGGTCTTCAATATGAAGATCCAATCTGTCAGAGTACAGATTATAAGTCAGCTACTGACTTAATTCCACTTGACCTCATAGAGGCAATGTGGTCCGGTTTTTTAACCGGACTTCCCAAAAGACATCCTTTTTGGGTGTTTTACAGGCTTATTACCTGTCAAAGGAGAATGTTTTTTCCTAAAAGGACCAAAATTGGTCTTCTGTGGGCACTTGGCCTACTTAATGAACGTGGTTCGTTCATGGGGGAGCCAATGAGCTTCCTTACTCTAAGTTTAGAGAACCTCGTAGTCGAGGAGATTACTTGTTATTATTATTATAACAAATTAGTACTATGGACTCCCATAGTTGAGACTAATTTAAAATTAGTCGGAGATGCTGTTTGCATCTGCGGCGACGATGTCGCTGCTTTGAGGCGTTGCCTCATGATGATACTTCTCTTTAGAGAGGTTTTCACAGCCATGGGCTGGGAAGCATCTTGGAAAGATGCAGTCTCCAAGAGACTTTTGATCTTTTGTGAAGATCATGCCCTTCTTCAAGGAAAGGGAAAGACCCTTAAGATGGTCTATATCGACATAATTAAGTCGAGACTCCTGACAACTATGTCTAGGGAACACTCCGATAATCGGAGTTCAATACTCGGCAAAGGCCGAATGTTGGGTAATCAACTTGATTACTTTCAGGATAAAAACCTGAAAATAGCTGTTTTAAGCTATTACTCGCAAATCATTGAGCGAGAGTATACCTATAAAGATTATAGGTGTGGCATTAAACATAATGCCATTAGGGAATGTAAATTTCCTCTTTATACTCCACCATGTTGTGGGGGACTGGGAATACCAGTTGTAGACGAGTTAATCCCGTCTTGGTTATGGCCATATATTGGTCATGTTTTTGAACTTCTTAAACTAGAAGATTTTCATGAGAGATTTCTCTCATTAGAGAAACTTTCTTCTCTTAATTCCCGAGTAAAACACGGGATTACTTCCAAAGATTGGAATATAATCTCATCTGAGATTTCTAGATACAAGTTTTCTGCATCTTTACAGATTGAACCAAATACAATCTACAATGATGATTTCATCATCTCCTTAATTGAAGGAGATGGAACAGTTGTTCCAAGAGACCCTTATACTGGGGTTTTTGATTTTTCTAGTTTGAAAAATGAAGCCTCAATTTTGGGGTTCGTTCAGTTTACTGAACTTACCGATCAAATTGAACGGGTCCTGAACTTTCAGGAATTCTTTAGTAAGAATAAAGTTCGAGAACCTCGAACTTTTAACCATTGGGTTAAAGACTCCAAAAATTATTGGAGAGGTATCTTCGGAAGAGGGCCGAAGAAAAGAGAATATTTATCTCTAGTTGGTAAAACCAACTATAAGGGAATGTCTTCCCTTGAAAAGGACGTTAAACGGTCCTTTTCCGGGTGGATTTATGTCGGCGAAAGCCGATCCCACCTTAACCTGATAAATTCAGGTCCTTCACTCAAAATTAACTTGAGTAGAATTCCTATTAAAAATAGGACTATAAAGAAATATTAATTTCTAACCTGTCTGAGCAGGCAGTGGGGCATTGCCCGGTTTACATGATAAACCAACCTAACTGTTTGAACAGCAGAATGGTTACCATTAAATTGATGGTGA